AAGGGTTATATCCTCAGAAACCCCTAACCCCTACCCCTTACCCCTCTTTATACTCGACTCGATACCGTGCAGACGGTCGGAAAGGAAGGCGATACCGATGGCAAACCCGTTAGATAAACGTTTGTTCGCTCAGGAACTATCGAAGCGGTCATTTATGATTGCTCAGATAGAGGCGTGGATAAGAGAAACCATAGGCCAGATGGCAACTCCCGGTTCTGAAGTCCACGATCTTCTCGAAGAAGTGGCAAAGCACAAGATTGGTGGCTCTCAGAAGGTGCAGATGAGTTCGCTATATTCTGTCACCGATGAGAACAGAACTATAATGGTTGAGAGGCTAAGACAGTTTGGCTTTATCGTCAACGTATATGACGAAGATGATATAGTCATCGAACTTATCGGATTCAAGACTCCTGATAAGGAAGAGACTGTCTACCTACACCAGCTAGAGTTATCATTCTCCGATCTGGCCAAGGAGTTTGATGCTTGATGGCAGAAGAAATCTTTGAAGCTCTGTGGGTATATACTGGTCGCCGGTGGCACAATAATCATATGTGGCACAATTGGGCACCTTTAAGTGACGAGATGGTGCCGGATGAACAGCGACTCGTATGGTATAAAGGGAAGAACCTTACACACGCCTATCCGGGTTCCGTATACAAGGTTAAAAGTAAGGTTGCCGACTTCAAGCAGACCTTCGGTGATGGTAGCAAACTTGCTCCCGAATATATCACCAAGTTACCTGAGAGCGAATTGCTTTTAGCCTGGAGGCTTCAAGATGAAGAGGCACAAGTTGCGGATAGGCTTGTAAAAGAGCGCAAGCAGGATATGTCTGCGAACGAGATTCAGGAATGTCTTGCTCCTATCAGAGAAGCGATGGGAAGAGTGAACTATACAGGTCGGCAGAGAGTGCTGGCTATTGTAATCGAATACTTAATGAGGTGACCATGTCCGAGTATAAAGTTGACTTCCGAGATCAGAACACTACCGTAGTAATGGACTTGAGAAAAGATGGCGTTCTTGTAGCATCTTCAAGTGGCGATAGTAAGAAGGTGGCTGTATCTAATGCCCTCAGAGTTCTTCAGTCCAGAATCGACGTTGGTAAGGAAGCTGAAGGGGCAAAAGGCTATCTTGATGCCTATCAGGAAGGTATCCCGGAATGATTGAGAGGTTCTTCTCAAAAGTATCTGTGAAGGGTCCAGATGACTGCTGGGAGTGGCAAGGGAGTTTCTTCAAAAGTGGATATGGTAAGTTTAGCATAGGCCGGAAAACTCTTTATGCCCACAGAGTTTCTTTTGAGATAAAGAACGGAAAGATACCAGAAGGGAGGATGGTCAGGCATAAGGTATGCGATAATCCTAGGTGTGTCAATCCTGCTCACCTAAGCCTTGGGTCGCAAAAGGACAATATGTGCGATAAGGTTATAAAGGGTAGACAAACTCGAACCTCTTTGTCTGGAGAGAGTAATGGCCAAGCAAAGCTAACTTTTGATCAGGTAGTTGAGATCAAAGAGCTTTATGCTACTGGGATTGTCACTCAGCAGATACTTGCTGATCACTTTGGTGTAAGTCGTGGACAAATCAGCAATATTATAACCGGCCATAAATGGAAGGATAGTAAGCCCGCTTGCCACGCGGTTCGGATAGCGTAAGAATAAGCGGGAAGCGAAACGAAGCCGCAATTATTCTGTAGTTTGTTAAATGTCCTACCTGAAGGTGCTCTCCGCTGCCATCAACTCGTTGAGCTTTCCCAGCCTTCAGGTAGGATTTTCTTTTCACTGGGAGGAAAGTATGGGCACTCATTCATTTGAGGATGATCTGTTTGAAGAAGGGGTAGTAAGACCTCAAGCTGCGCCTATTAAGGCAAAGAAGCAGAATCCTCTCACCACTACCTGGAAAAGTCTCTACCAAGAAGTATATGGTGTAGAGTTCGATAGATTAGATGATCCGAACCTCTTCAATGCTTGCGTAGAGCTTAACCGCTTCTGTAAGCAAAACAGCCTCGACTTCTCCGCTTATTCTAAGTGGGGAATGGAAAACTTTGAAGTATTCAGTCCTCGCCGGCTCATGAACCCTAAGTTCATCGAAGCACACAAGAACAGTATTATCCCAGAAGACGCGACTGGAGGCTTCTTCGTCATCGAGACTGGAGAGGTCGTCAATACTGTCTTTCAGGAAGATGGACAAATCGCCTTCGATATTCCTGCTAGTGGGGAAGTATATATCGAGGGTAAGAAAGTCCATGTTATGAAGGTATAGCATGGCGAGTTTACAGCACGAGTTTGTAGAGCTGCTAAGGGCACAAAATGCTCATCCGAGAGATATAGCCTACGCAGCTGCTAATATCCCGAAAGAGTTCTGGGATATAACAAGAGCGAATATTGAGGTTACTGCTAAGAACAAGCACGTATTCGACTACGTGACTGACTACGTAGATAACCTTCATACTCGGATAGCTGAGGGGGCAGGTTTGACAATGATGGGCCCAGCCAAAGAGGGTAAGACCTTATTTGGTTGTGCTATATTGAAGTCTTCTGCGATTCACCCTGAGCAACTACGAAGAGATTATCAGGTGGTTAGAATCAACTATGACACAATCATAGAAGACTTTACTCACCTAAGACACGAACAAGATTCTTACATGGAGCTAAGGAATGTGCTCCAGCGAGCAGATATACTGTTCATAGATAGTATATCATATACTCCGCCTTCAGGAGTGCTCCTTTCTGTTGCTAGGACGCGACGAGACTTCAGGAAATCAACTATCTTGGCAACGACGGTAGCTGACCAGACGAAGTTAAGTCAATTGAGAGCGCAAGAATTGGTAGACGTTTTCAAAGACGTTAACAAAGCGTTTATGGTAGGGCGATAGTTGATTGAACTTTCTGATGTACAACTTGAAAGACAGTTAGTTGGCACACTCCTTCAAGACCAGGTGGTGCTGACTGATCTTATAGTCCCTTGGGAATCCAAGAGAGGGAAAGACTGGTTCACAGGAACTGAACTTCGATGGATCGCCACGAGAGTGATGAAGAACTATCGAACGTTCGGATGTATTCCATCGAAGCAGCTTCTCCTATCTAATCTCAAGGAAGAGACTGCCAAGGCAGGGCGTAAAGAAGAAGAACGAGAAGCACTTCATGAGCAGTATGAGATTCTGCTAGATAGGCTTTATACTTCAACTCCTTCGTCCAGAGAGATTTGCCAGGCTATAACAGCTAGACTCGTTAAGCTGCTGGTCAATAGAGAGATAGCAGATACTGGTCAAAAGTATGCTGATCTTATAAACTCAGGAGATGTAGACGCAGGATTAAAAGACCTGAAGTCTTCGATTCTGAGGATTGACCAACTAGAAGCTGCTAGCACTATAGTAACTGGGGATATATTCGACCTTGAGAACGAGATCGAGTATATCAGAACTAGGCGAGAGCATCCTGAGTTATTCCACGGTATACCTACTGGGATCAAAGTCTTCGATGATGAGACTCAAGGTATCCACCCTGGAGAGACAGGCTTTATCATTGGCCCTTCAGGTAGAGGAAAGACAACGCTTGCTTGTGAGATCGGATATAATGCGCTGAGGGCAGGATTCAACGTCTGCCAGTTCACGATTGAATCGGCGCTCCAGTTGATCAAGTTCAAGTATTATTCGAGGATTGCTCAGATACCGTATAACTTCTTCAAGTTTGCGGTTCCTGGTGAAGAGCCAGATAAAGACTGGGTGGACGACTGGCTACGATCAATGAGAGCCTTAGAGAATAAGGTATCCTCAAGACTAAAGATTGTAGATATTCCAGAAGGATGTTCCCCGTCTGTTATAGAAGATATATGTATGCACCGATTCGGAGCTTGGCGACCGGATGTGGTTATTATTGACCACCAGGGTCTACTCTCTCCTGATGCGGGCATGATGGGCAAGGGAAGACTTGGATGGGATACTCAGGGTGAGATATCTCAAGCCCTAATGGGTAAAGCCAGAGGGATGAGGAACTCCAAGGGTGAGCGCGGAATCGGAATGTGGGTTCTCGCTCAGGGACATTCTTCCCTCTTGAAGAAGAAAGCGGAAGACATTTCTGTTGCGGACGTTGGGTTGAGTTACCTAATAGCCCAGCCTGCTCACTATATTATCCATATCATAAGAGATGATATAATGGCAGCGAATGACGAAGCTGTTCTAAAGCTGACTAAAGTGAGGGACGGAAGAGATGGACTCATCGCTTATGTGAGAACTAACTTTGCGAACTCTACCTTTATTCAGAAAGAAGAAGCTGGTGGACTAGCTGTAGAAGCTGCCGCAACGAATATAACATTCTAGGTGAGTCATGAAGAATCTATCTTGGTGGATATTCAAGAAGAAGCGAGTCTGCTCTGATTGCGGAAAGTCTCACTCGAAGGCGAATCCTGTTACCTGGTGTGACGGATGGCATTGGCTATGTAAAGACTGCGACGATCTGGGGTGGGCTACGACATAAAGGAGAAAAGCTATGGAGCATTCATTTGAGGACTTCCCGACTATTGTGGCTGATCCTACCTTGTT